CTAATAAATGGAGATGGTAATGAGTACACAGAAGATACCAATCCAGGGCAAAACCTCTTTGCCTCCGGCCATTTTATCGGAAGTCCTGTAAATCAGGATGGTGCAACACTTAACTCTAGAAATCATGGGACGCTGATCCTGAAAGGTACAACATCTGGTGCTAATGGGTATGGTGAGCTAACTTGGACATCAGAAAAATGTTTAGAAGCTCCATTGTTAATTAGTATGACCTATGGTTCTCCTAATCACTTTGATTGGTTTCATTTGAATGGTGGAAAACCATTATAATTAAATGATGTGTATTTAAATTTAGGTGATGGAGTTGATGGGTTGAACCTTATCCATACAAAGGAGTGTTTCAGCTTTACGTTCCCTTGGCTCCATTACCATTTATTTTCCATGCAGCTCATTTGGCTGTATCTAGGGCTCTGAACGTTTCACTGGTGAAATTTTGGATCCTTGTCAAAATGGCCCGCCAAGCCTTGCCGCATAAGGCTTAACCGCTTTCCCCTTGTGGTCGCACCAGATCCATCACACCGACTCAGATCCTCACGAAAAGTAACTACTATCTGTTCATCTTCAATGACTTACGTTTTTCTCACCGCTTGATGGGGTGGATCAAACCGCCCCAAAATGATCATCGAATGACGTTTTGTGAAATTCTGAATTCCCCCCAAGAGCCCAGCCACGGCGCGGGCTAGACGATGGATTTACACCATTTTATTTGTGCAAAAAACGCCACATTTTTAGCCCGAAGGTGGGGGGGGAGGAGTGCGGATTCCGTGAGTGGCGCGTTTCCTCCGCCGCGCCTGGGCTGCAGGGCAGGGGGCTGGCCACAAAAAAGCGACGCTGATGCGTCGCTGTCGTGTGCGGTGTGATGGTGGGCGGGTTACTGGCCGGCACCCCATCCCATCTTCTGGAATGCCTTGGCGGCGATGGCCAGCAGTTCGTCGTTGTTGGCCTGGGGAAGCATGGGGCGGGCCGGGGTCTCTACCGTCCAGCGGTTCTTCCTGGTCTCTCCGGTGGTGGTCCTGATCAGGATGGCTGCCCGGGTAACACTGACATGTTCCCGTATCCACTTGAGGGAGGGCTTGCGGTAGCGACGACGAGCGCCTCGGTCTGATAGCACCTTGTACCCCAGCGCACGCAGGCGCTGCGCCTGGCTACGGGTGCAAGGGCTATCCGTAGGCTTGAACGGTTCCTTTTTCTTACCTCGTTCTGACTTCCTCGGTTGTGCTGGCTTGGGCGGCGCTGCCGTGAATGGCTGTGACATCCCCTGGTGGTTCTGGTTGGCGATCATCCCCGCAAAGCGGGAGTCGAAGTCGATGATGGCCGCGTCCTCGGTACCGCGAGAGCGCAGGCGCTTGGAGAGGCCAGTGAGCCGCTTGTGCTTGCGCTTGCTCTTGGTCGGCGCCCACTTTGTGCCATCAGGGGCCTTGCCGGCTCTGATACGCTGGCGGTTCACCTTGGCCACCTCGCGGCCTATCTGCTGGGTGATGCGCCGGCGTTTCGCCGGTGGCAGAGAGGCGGCGTCCAGGCGCGCCAGCAGGTGGTGCATGGCGCCCTGATTAAGGGTCAGTGAGATCATGTGTGCATCCCTATTCGATGATGGGGGAGAGCTGGCCAGCCAGCAGCTTGGCTTGTTGGCCCTGTTGGGTCATGGCTGCGCTGTTACCGGGGGCTGGCCCGCTGCCGTGGGTGTGGCTGGCAGTGGCAGCGGCCAGCTGTTCCACCACGTTCATCAGCTGCAGTAGCAGCCGGAAGATGTTCACGCCCTCGCTCCCCATCCATGAACGGGGCGCTTCCAGGTGTTGTAGCTCGCCGGCAACGGCCCGACGCAGTTGCCCCACCACCTCTATCAGGTCCCCCGTCGTGGTCTGGCTCAGGTTGCCCAGGCTTCCCAAGGTGATGTCATCCCCGGCCAGCAGCTCGATGGCGCCCAGCGCCTCGATGAGCTTGAACCCGCCCACCTCCTCGATGCTGTGCTGGGCCACCTGCTGCCGATGCTGGCCATGTTCCCCCAGGTAGTCGTCACTTTGGTGGTGCATCTGCAGGGCCTGGTCATGCAGGCGCCGGTCGGTGTGGCGGGAGAGGTTGCCCACGGTGTCGGTGCGGCTGAATACCTCGGCCCGTTGCTGCTGCAGCTGCTCGTCCGGGGCGATGTCCGGCAGGGGCCAGCCGCTGCCGAGCACGGTGCGAATAAAAGGCCGGTCAGCCCGCCCGAAGGCGAACCCCAGTTCAACCAGCGTCCCCTCAATGGGGAACTGCAGCAGGCCCTGTTCCTGCCCACCGAATTGCACCGGCAGCGGCACCGCCCGATACAGTGGGGCAGCCTTGTCCGGTTGGCCATCCTCGCCCAGCAGTTGCACGTCCACCGCATAGCGGGGGCGAAAGGGATCATTGAGCTGGCCAGCGGTCGCGCTGTCGCTGATGGCCTCGACCCGCCCGAACTTGGGCAGGTGCATGTTGTCGGCAAGCTCTGGGAACTCCCCCTCTATCTTGCGCCGCTCCCGCGACTTGCTGACTTTGCCCGGGGTGACGGTGGTCAGGGTCATTTCATCCCCTTTGAGCCGTACCCGGGTGACTCGTTTGCCGTTGACGGTCGCCCCGGGGCGCATGGCTGGTACCGGTGACAGGGTGATGAGGTTGCCCGCCTGGCGGGCGGTCCAGGCCGGGTCGATATCGACTTCCCGGCCATGCCAGCGGCAATCGGCATGGCTGCCCACAAAGATGGCGCCATCGGGTTGCTGGTACCAGACAAAATCGGGCACCTCGAAGGCGCGGCCGGCGTGCTCCAGCAACTGGTAACCGGTGCCGGCGCTGGTGAAGTTGGGGAGCGGCCGGTCTGCATAGTCAGCCGCGGCTGGCAGCATGAACACCAAGCCTGTCTCGGTACTGAGCCAGGCCAGCAGGTTGCGCAGGGTGGCATGCTGCATGCTGACAGGGAGGCGACCGGCCAGCACGCCCGCCAGTTCTCGGCAAAGCAGTTGCACAGAGCCCGCCGCGGCCGGCTGCACGTCGAACACATAACCGGTGAACCAGCGGCGCAGCTCGCCGTTGTAACCGACATCGATGGCGATCGGTTGGCCTTTTTGCACCTCGGCCTGGGCAGTCAGGGCTGCCCGGCCGCCGGCGTTGAGATCCAGCATGATGTCGTGCTCGACCAGGTGAGCCGGTTGGTGATTGATGGTCAGGCGGGTGGTCAGCTTCATGCCAGGACATCCCCCAGTTTGTCGTCCAGTTTCTTAAAGAAAGCCTCCCCCTTGGATAGCTTCTCATCGCCGTTTTGCCCCTGGCCGCCATTGGCTGCCGTGGCTCCGGTGGAGCCTTTGCCAAGGTTGGCGGGGCTACCAGGTAAACGGGCTTCACGCTTCTCCGGTACCGAGTTGAACTCTCTCAAGGTGAACTGCACCTGCCAGGCCAGCAGTCCCTCCTGTTCGCTGGCGGTGATGCGGCCGGCAAACTTGGCCTGGCGCACCTTCACCGATTTGGCCAGCAGCGACCCGACCCGGTAGACGTGGCGCTTGCCGCCGTTGCCCTTGGCGTCGGCCAGCTCAAACAGCCGGCTCAGCATGCGCTCATCCTTGAACGGGATGAGGCCGGAGACGTCGAGCTCCTTGGCCTTGGCGCCCTGTTCGGCGCTGCTGGTCGAGCTGGTCTGGCCGCTCTGGTCCTTGTCCTGAAACTGCATCGATGCGGACACCCGCATCGACTTCATGATGATGGGCTCGCCATCGAGGGTCAGCATGGCTTGGCTCATGGGGTTAACTCCTGCCAGAAGGTGAGCGGGGAGGGGGAGAGCAGCAGGGCGCCGACCGTCATGCTCTGGCTGTGATCGGGTGGCGCGCTCTGCCCGAGCTGGGTGGCAAGGCTGGCCACATCCCCCAGGCCTTGCCAGTGCCAGAGGCTGCCTGAGAGCGTGCCAAGCTCATCCAGGGCCTCGGCGAGGGTAGTCAGGCGGTCGGCGCGGCGTGTCGCCAGCCCCTTCAACTTGGCAATCGGGGTCTGGCTGTCCCTGGCCAGGCTCTCCAACTGGGCGAGCTCAGCCCCGAGCGCCAGACGGGAGGGGCGCAGCGGTGCCCAGCTCAGCAGCTCATCGGCGCGCCAGCGCGGCACCTTGGCCGCGGTGGGCTGGCTCATGGGGTCGTTGTTGGCGGTGAGCCGGCGCAGGGTGGCGCACCACTCCGGCAACGGCAGCAGGGCGCAGAGGATGGCCAACTGGCGGGCCAGCGCATCGGCGCTGTTACCGGTGACCAGCCAGGCGAGGGCATGCAGTTGTCCGGTGGGCAGCAGAGGATCGGCCCCGTCCTGCAGCTTGGCGGCCAGGGTGGCCACCGCATTGGGGGCGGCCAGACTGAACTGCTGGCCCTGCTGTTGGCCGACCCCGTGCTGGTAGGGGGTGACAGTGAGGCAGCGGCCGGTGACCAGCAGGCGGTCAAGCTCGCTGCGCAGGCCGGCAAGCGCGGTGGCCGTCTCGCTGAGCGGGTGGGGCCGGTACTGAGCCCGCCCAGCCAGCCCCTGCAGGCGCGCCATGGCGCTGTCCTGGGTGGCCGGGAGTTGACCCAGCACGCCCTGGGCGCGGGTATGTACGCTGCCTGCACTGGCGGGCCAGCGCAGTGGCCCCTGTGTCCAGTTCATCGCGGCGCCTCCGGCCAGTTGACCTCCGCTGGCCATCCTTCGCTTTGGGGGAGGCGGTAGAGGGCGACCCGGTAGCGTTGCCAGGCGGTGAGCTGTTCGCGTTCGGCCTCGCTGATGATGCCCAGCGCCTCGGCGTCGAGCAGCGGGGCCATGGCATTGGCGGCCTGCTTGAGCAGCGCATCGAGGCGGGCCTGCTGCTCGGCCTTGGTCGGCGGTGGCATTGGGATCACCTCGATATCGCCAAACTCGCCGAACACGGCCCGGCTGTAGAGCTCGCGGCCGTGCTCCATCGGGTCATCCTTGCGGGCAGTGAATTGGACCGGCTCAGGCAGGTGGGCAAAGCGCACGTCCAGGGTGATGCTGTCGGGATCCGCCGCATAATGGCGAGGGTGCACGGCGCTGAGCACTTCAATACGTTCCATCAGGTTCTCCTCTCTCAGGCGACCCGGATCCACAAGGTGGCCCGGTCGTCATAGCGGTCATCGTCGTTGGCGCCCATGATGTCGCCCATACATTGCCAGGTGCCCGGCAGGCTGTAGCCGGCATAACCCCACTCAGCCGCCGAGCATGGGCGCAGGTAAGCACCGGCCGCACGCTGGCCGTGGCTGGTTTTGCCCCCAGCCGGGATCAGGGCTGCAAACACATGGGCGCCGATGGCGTGATAAGAGCCGGCCACCACGTCGGCGTTGCCCTGCGCCGCGTTATGGTTGTGGGTGTAATGGGGTTGGTTGCCTGGGCTGTAGCAGCGGCCTGATCCATCGCTCACCGTGCCTGCAAAAGTGACATTGGCCCCGGTGTCGATGGTCATGCGGGTGAAGGTCGCGCCTCCGACACCGTTTGAAGAGGCAATCCGAAACGCGCCATCGTTCGCAAGGTAGGTCATCACCGCCCACTTGCCCGGGATGTGGTATTCGGTCATCGGGTTATTCGGATCCGTGACCGCTAAGCGCAAACCCACCTCCCAACCGGTGGTTGGCTGGTTAAGCCACTGACGAAACGCAGCTTGGCTACTGCAGTAGCGCAGATAGCTGTCGTTGCCGTAGTCGACCCGAAAGGCCACTGCGCCGACCATGCGCTGCTCATCGACCAGGTTGGTGCGCAGGGTGCGGGATTGCAGGTCGCCGGCCCCGTCGCGCAGGGCGTAGGTGTCAGCTGTGGCGTCGTAACTGGCGGCCTTGTTGGAGAGCTTGCCCAGGCCCACGTCATCGGCGGTCGGCTTGTTCAAGGTGTTGTAGTCCCGCGCCCAAGGGGTGAAGGCACCGGTATTGTACTGGGCGCGGGTATAGACCCGACTGGTGTTGTAGACGTGGTAACGCTGCTGCACTCCGGCGCCGCCGGTCACAATGAGGGAACCGGATTTCGCTTCTGGGTAGTTGAGCACCAGGGCCGCATTGGCGTCGGAGTCCTGGCGATACACGCCGGGGGTGATAATTAAGTTCAGGTCTTCCTTGGATAGCGGGATCGCGTTGGTCATGGTGCCCGGGTGGGAGTGGTTGGCCGGCGCCAGATCCGGTTTGTTGGTCACCTCGGCGTAGCTGGGCCAGCGGCTGGCGGTGGCCGGTACCTGGTCAAGCTCACCCCACTGGTGGCGGTGGCTGCCGTCTTTTATCTCCACCGCGATGGTGACGCCCTGGGCGTCTTCCAGGATGCCCTTGCCGGTGACATCGCCGGTCAGCTCGATGGTGCGCTTGCGGCGCACGTCGGTGACGCTGCCATTGGCATTGACGATGGCCACCTTGGCCACATGGTGCTGATGGCCGTTGCTGTCCAGGTAGTCGGTGAGCTCCGGGACACTTAAGCTAAGGGTGAAGTGATTCACCCAGGCATCGAGCAGGGAGCCCGCCCGGTAGATGTCGAGCCAGAGCCCCACCGGCTTGGCGCCCGGGGTCACCTTCTTGACCTCGTTCAGTTCCGCCCGCAGGCCGCCCACGTAGGCCACCCCAGGCTGCACCTTGTAGACCCCGGACTCGTTGACCAGCTTGAAGCCGTCACCGTAGAAGGTAGCCGGCCCGAAGAACTGCAGCGCCTGCAGGCGCAGGTCGTCATCCATCCCGCGCAGGCGGGCGGCATAGTCGATTTGCCAGGTGCTGGCGTCCACGTGGGTGGCGGTGGCCTCCGCCGCCCGGTCGTACTCCATCAGCATGGATTTCACCAGGCTGTTGCCGGTCTGGCCGGTGGCCTCGTTGGTCTTGAGTTTGGTTTCCAGCCCCTTGTGCACAATCATCCCCACCACGCCGGTGGCCTTGTTGATGAGGTACATGGCGTTGAAGCTGAAATCGCCGACCGTGGTGTCCATCACGATGGTGTAGGCCACCGCATCGTTATTGATGCGCCCACGCTGGTCCACTGCGTGGCGGTGCACAATCTGGCCCTCCGGCGGCAGGCCGCTGTCCGGGTTGATGGCTACATCGGGATCGAGCCCCGGCACGTTGGCCAGCACGAACTCATCGAGCACCACCGGCGTCTGGTTGGTCAGGCACTCCTGCCAGTAGCGGGAGAAAGCGTTGGTAATGATCTGGCTCATGCGTTCCTCTTGAGTGTCGCGCCAAACACCTGCTGGCTCATGTCGATGCGACCGAACCGCAGGGTGCCGGTGACCGGGTAAACCACCTGAAAGCGATAGCGGCGGCAGGTGCGGCCATAGTGTTGAATGAGGGTTTCCATCAGTTTCTGGTTGGCCGCGATGGCGCCGTCGGTCACTTCGATGGTGATGACGTCCCAGGGGGCACCGGCCTGGCGTTCGTGGATGTCACACCAGCCAATGTCCAGGCGCTCGAAAATGCGCTTAAAGCCGGCCACCTCGCCAGCGTCCCGGGCGTTCACAAAGGCGAACTTGACCCGTTTGCGAAAGAGCGGCAGCGGCTCGCCGTTGAAACGGCTGATGTCCCGTTCCCAGGCCAGCAGCGCCAGCAGGGACTCCGAGCAGGTCAGCGGGTCTTGCTGGGCCAGCGGCAGCAGCAGCCAGCCTTTGACCCGTTGCCAGAAGGCGTTGATCCCCTTGGCCAGAAACCCGGGCTCGGCGTGGGCCGGGCTGATGGTGTAGCCGTCTTCCCACCAGGGGGCGCTGGCATCGGGTAGCACTGGCGCCTGCAGGTCGTGTTCAAGCGGGGTCGGGTCAGTCATGCAAGGTCACCTCCAGCGTGTTCAGGCGCGGGATGGCCAGCCCCGACACGATGTCATCTTGCGCAAACTTGAGGCTCTGCAGCTGCGGGAACTGGCTGTGCAGCTCGCGGGCTAGCTGGGAGAGCGAGAAGCGCGAGCGCGGCCAGGTGCGGGTGACGCTTGGGAAATCCGCCGACTGGCGAAACGCCGCCTTGACCAGACTTTCGGCGCCCGTCTTGAGCGTGGCTTTCTGCTCGTCGGTGAGGTTGGGTTGAGGCCAGATCGTCAGCGTCAGGCTGTGCTGGGTCTCGGGGATGCTCATCACGAACAGATCATCGCCGTGGCCATGGTTACCCTGGCGGCCCACGTAGTCGTTGAGCTGATTGATAAGGCTGGCCGGGGTAGCGCCCACCTCCAGCAGGATGTAAGCGTTGGCGGTACCCGGGCCACGGGGTCCCTCATGCTCAAAGAAGATATGATCGGCCCGGATCCCCGCCACGCTGGCCAGCATGGAGCGGTAAATGGCGTCGATATGGTAGCGCCCCACCGCCGAGAACTGGTTCTGGATGCGCAGGCCGAGCGCGTCGTTGCCCTCGGCATCGGCGCCCTGGGTGGTGATCCACTCCTTATCATCGTTGCGGGCCGAGAGGATGCCGGTGACCGGTTCGCTCAGCAGGTTGTAATAGCCCGGGGCCAGATTCCAGGCGCTGCCGGCAAACTCGGCCTCGCAGACCACCTTGGCCACCGCCTCGCCGGCGGGGCTGACCACCGCCTGCAGGGGCTTCATCCGGTAGATGGTACCGTTGATGCGTTCGGTGGTGACCCAAATATCGGCCGGGATGGTGACTGCCTCGCCGGGGTTCACCTTGACGAAGTGGATCACCCCTCGGGTTTTCTGGGCGGCCTTGCGGGTCAGGTCCACATCCCAGGCCTTGAGATCGAGATAGGCATCGGTGGCGGTGGCCGCAAAGGTGTTGGGTAGCACATGGCCCGCCAGCAGGGTGCGGATAAGCCAGAGCGCCGGGGTGATGACCACCCCGCGCACCAGCCGCCAGAAGGGGCTCACATCGCTGTCGTTGGTGATAAGGGAGCCGGCGGCCACCACCTCCTTTTTCAGCTCGGCCTCCATGGCCTGCTCGGTGGTTGGCACACCGGCCTCGGCCAGCAGGGCCATAAAGTCCACGTTCGGGCGCAGGTTCACAGGGTTACCTCCAGGGAGCCAAATTCATAGGTGCGAGCGGTGACCAGCACCCGATCGGGGGCCTCTTCACGGATCACGATGGTGCCGGGTACCAGCCGCTCGTCGTCTTCTACCAGCAGTTCAATCTCGGTCATCACGTCGCTGCGCAGGGTCGGGCTGCGCTCGCCGATGAGCTTGCGCGCCAGCCCCGACTCCATGACGCGGTGCTTGATGTCCTGACCGATGCTGTGGCGGTCCTGGGTGGTGCGCGGCTGGCCGCCGGCATCGAGTTGCCAGGCGCCGTTCACCACCAGGAGATCGATGTACTTGGGTTCGTTCATCCGCGTTGCTCCACCCATGCGTTTTTCTCCAGCTCATCCGGTGTCGGCATGGTTTGGGGGTTGATGTGCACCTCGCCGATATGCAGGGCGCGGGTCGGCTTCTGGTTGGCCGCACTGGCCGACGCGTTGGCCTGGATCAGCTGCTGGCCCAGGCCACCTGCTGGCACCTTGCTCTGGTCCTGCTGGCGGTAGTCAGCCAAGGGGCTGTTCACCACGCTGGCAGGGGGGGCCATCGCCACGGGGGCGGCGGCCCACTTTGGCAGCACGTCCACGTTCAAGGCGCCGGTGTCGAACTGGGTACCCAGGAACTGATTCGAGGCATCGAGCGCGGTCTTGATGAGCGCGATCAGCGCCCGCCACGGGGTGAGCAGGGTGTCGAATGCCGCGCCAAGGATATTGCCCATCCGGCGGCCGGCATCGGCCACGTTGTCGATCCCGACGCTGGCCTGGTTGGTCTGCGCAAAGAAGCCGCCGAGCCAGGCGATCCCCTGACCGAGCAGCCCCACGATGAGGGTCAAGAAGTCCACCAGGGGGGCCAGTGCTTGCGAGGCGAGCGGGCCAAAGGTTTCGGCCAGACCGCCAAAGAAGGCGCTCAGCAGTTCAAAGTCGGTCAGTACCGCGAAGGTGGTGCGCAGTTCGTCCCAGTAGATGATGGCCAGCGCCACGGCGGCGACCAGCGCCAGGATCGCCCCGATGATGATCACCGCCGGGTTGAGGCTCATGGCCATGTTGACGGCCAGGATCACCGGGCGCAGGCCCGCGAGGGCCTTCTTGAACAGGGTGAGGGGGGCGGTGAGGCCGCCAAAGGTCAGCGCCCAGGCCAGGGTGGCCAGCTTGGCGAGGCCGGCCAGCATCAACCAAGCCCCTGTCACGATGCCAAGGCCCGCGATGGCCAGCACGGCGTACCCCACCACCTTGGTGAAGTTGGGAAAGATCCGGGTCCAGCGCAGCACCATGGCGCCGCCATCGGCAAAGGCGCCCACCACCTTGTTGATGGAGGGGAGCACGGCCCCAAAGGCGGCAGCCCGGATCGCGAACCAGGCTGATTTTACCCGTTTCCACTGATCTACCATGGCCTTGGCCATCTGCTCGGCCTTGCCCATGCCGTGGGTGTTGGCCAGAGCGTTGATACTGGTGGCCAGGCCCTGGGTGTTGCTCATCAAAAGCTTGATCATGGAGACCGCTTCGTCCGAGCCAAACGCCTTTTTCAGCTCATCGCTGCCGGCCACGGTGAGGGTTTCACCATAGCGGGCCTTGAGCTTGTCCAGGATATCGAGCACCGGCAGCATGTTGCCGGCCGAGTCGGTGAACTTGAGGCCGAGCGCTTTCTGGGCACTGCCGACCCCGGCCAGGAAGGACTTGAACTTGGTACCGGCCTCGCCGCCGCCCATGGTGGCTTGCAGGTGGCCGAGCACGGCGAACTGCTCATCCATCGAGATCCCGGCGGCGGTGGCGTTGGCGCCAATGCCCTTGAAGGCATCAGTCATGCCCTGGCCGGTGGTCTTGAACATCTGCACCGCGAGCGCGGTCTTGCCGGTGACATCCTCCACCCAGTTGGCCTTGCCCATCTTCTTGGCCTGCTGCTCGAAGATGCCATACATGGTGCCCATGTAGTTGGTGATGGTGGCGGTGTCGGCCTTGGTGGCCTTGGCCAGCACGCCGGAGGCGCGGGCAAAGGAGGGTAACTCGTTCCCCTCCAGCCCGGCGATGGCGGATTGGATATCGTAGGAGGCGCTGACAAACGCGCTGGCCGATTCGCCGTATTTGACGGAGAACATCAAGGCGGTGTCGGAGAGCTGCTTGAGGGTCTTTTCATGGACATCGAGCGAGGCCACTTCGGCCAGGGCTGCGTCCATTTCCAGGGCTGGCCCCAGCGCGTTCTGGATCGCCATGGTGCCGGCCAGCATGGCGGCGCCACCGCCGGCGATATTGACAAAGCCGCTTTGCGCGGTCTCTTTCACCCGGTTCAGCTGGCTGTTGATGCCATCAAGCGGCCGGGTAACGGCATCTATCAGGGCAATCCTCATGATCAGTTGTTCGGTGACAGAAGCCATGATTTATCCATTGAAGGCGGTGGCGATGCCCTCGGCGACGGCATGGGCGAGGCGTTGGGCGTGGTATTTGTCTAACCAGAGGGCGCGAGCCAGGGTGTCGAGCTCGTCATCTTCATGGGGCAGGTAGTGGCGACGCAGCGCCAGCACCTGCTCCAGTTGGTTGTGCTCGATGGCCTCGGCGCGCGCGGTCAGTTTTTTACTTCGATATCCAGATCCGGGGCGTACTGCTCGTTGACCTTGGCGGCGATCTGCAGAGCCGCGCCCGGGCGGGCCAGCAGGCCATCCAATGCCTCTTTGCTGTCGGCATCGACGATGCGCTTGAGGTACTGGTGGGACGGCGCCACCTTGTCGGTCATCGATAGGCCGTTGATGTAGCTGTTGTAGGCCACCATGGTGGGCACAAAGCGGATGTCTTGGCCTGCGATAGTCAGGGTGATGGTTTGCTTGCTCATGGGGTGGTTTCCTCTTGTTCAATCCACTGGTTCAGGGTGTTGAGTTGGGTTTGGCAGCGGCGCAGCGCCGTCTGCAGGGTGGGGATAAACCGCACGGCCTCGCCGTAGGTGGTCCCCATAAAGTCAGGCTCCGGGCAGTGGGGCACCAGCCCGGGTGGCGGCAGGCGCTTGACCACCTTGGTTTGCACCACCGTGGTGGGCTGGCTGGAGCAGGCGCAAAGCACCGCCAGGCAGAGGCTCGCGAGCGCAGTCCGGACGGCCGACCGGCGGTGTGGCCAGGGCTTCTTGCAGTTCATCGGCGGTCTTCCTGTTCTGTTGGTCGAGTTTGGCCAAGTCGGCGTTCTGGTCGTTCAGCAGCAGGCGCAAGCCCGTCGTCATCAGCTGCTGTTCCTGGAGATCGGTGGCCTGCTGGCTGTTAAGCGTCTGCAGCTGGGTGATGGTGGTTTGTTGCTCGCCCAGCGTGCGCTGCATGTCCACGCTGCGGCGGTGGGTGACATAGAGCGCCAGCACCAGCAGCAGGCCCACGATCCCCATGACCTTGCTGAGCGTGCTCATGCTTCCCCCATCGACAACTGGGCAGGGGTACCGATGGGCAGCTCGCCGGCCGGCATCGGTTCATGCAGCGGCCAGCGGTACCCGGTGACGCGGACCAGCGGGAATTCACGGATGTTCACCTCATCCCCTTGGTTGCCACCGAGCACCAGCAGGTTGCCGGAGGGGGACCTGCCCACCACAAACCCCACATGGCCACCGCCATCGCGAGTGAATACCACCACACAGCCAAGCACGGGACGATCCAGTTTCTCGCCCCATTCCAAGTAGCTTTTGGCACTCTCAAAGCGGGTTGACTGAATGCCGACCCGTTCCAGGCAAGCTCCGACGAAAGCGGCGCACCACGGGGTTTCATCGTCTTTGATGCCGCCCCGCTTGATGGCCTTCCACATGTCCAGGATGGCCTGGGCATGCTTGGGCCCTTGAATCTCTTTCAGGCCCAAAAACGTGCGGGCCTCTTCAATCCAGCGCAGTGCCATGTCAGTTTTCCTTCTTGTTGAACATCACCGCGGCCCGATCGCGGATGATGTCGATCCCAAGCAGCCCCACCATGCCACCCAGCAACGGGGTGGCTTCCTGGGGGATCCCGAGCAGATGGGTGCCGGTGGCGGCCGCCAGGGTAATGAGCCCGCACAGCAGGGATTCAATCAGCCGGCGGCGACCCCGCCCACCGGCATAGGTGATGCGCAGGAAGGCGATGGCCAGCGCCAGCAGTGCCCCATAGACGGCGGGCCAGTTGTCCATCAACCAGGCCAGCAGGGCTGCCCAGAGGGTGGGGTCTTTGTTTGGCATAGGGTTCATGTCCGTTGCTCTGGTTAGCGACCCAGCCGCTCAAGGCGGGTCTTGCAGGGGACGCACAGGCGCACCCCGGGGATGTGACGGCGGCGTCCTTCCGGGATCGGGTCGTCGCACTCTTCGCACTGGTGCAGGCTTTCCCCCTGGTAGTGGCCTTTGCCCACCTGGTTGGCCAGCTGGGCCGCCAGCATGCGGGCGGCGTGGTGGTTGGCGAGGTCGATGTCGTCCAAGGCGTTCCCCTTAATCCATCAGGTGGCGGGTGTCGTCCTTGGAGAGGTACGGCACGCCATCGAGGTGAACGAAATCGGGGGAGGTGACGAAGCCTTTCACCTTGTGCACGGTCTTGCTGCCGCCCTTGGGATCGATGTCGAGCAGGTCGGCCACGTTCAGCTTGACGCCGAAGGCCTCCACCTTAATCTCCTCGCTGCCGGTGCTGGCGTAGAACAGCACATCGTCCGGCTCCATCCCGCGCCAGCTGCCGGCCCGTTTGGCGGCGGCGATCAGCTGCTTGAGGTTCTTGGTATCGAGCTCGAATTCACACTCGGCCGAGACGTCCCCGTCCACATAGCCATCGGGAATGCCCCGGGTTTGCGCCACCGCGCTGTTGTCGGTGATGGAGAGGCTGGCCTTTTCAACGTGGACCATGGCCCCCATCAGGGTGGTGTCGAAGTTGATACCGGAAAAGCGTTTGGTCACGGGTTAACCCTCCCCGTTGTTGAGGCTCAGATCGAGCATGATGTTGACGGTGATCCCCTTGGGGCAGTCCACGGTGCGCACCACCACAAACACCGAGACCAGGTTCTTGGCGGTCCACTGGATGGAGATGTCGCCATCCTGGGGGGAGGCGATGTCGCCCGGGAACGGCTGGCCGTTGATGGTGGTGGCCTTGGCCATGGTGCGCAGGTCCTTGCCAAAGTAGGTGATGGCCATGGCGGTGCTGCCCGGGGTGGAGTTGAACGAGCGATCCCCGATGCGGGCAATGGCCCGGATGCGCATCCGGCGCGCCACCTTGTAGGCAATGCGCAGGTTTTCGATCACCTGGTAGTCGCCGCCCTCGGCATCCAGGGTGCGGCCGTCGGCCCAGTAGGTGCCGTCATAGTCCGGGTACCACATCGGCACCGAGAACCGGTTTTGTTCCAGGGTCTGCAGGGTGGCCAGCGGCAGCGGGATCCCGTCTTTGTCCACCGGCTTGTTGCCAAGGCCGACCAGGGCGCCGGTCTTCACCCGGCAGGGGCTGTCGGCGATGCTCACCGCTCGGTTGCATAGGCGCCCCGCATAGGCGCCGGCGAGGTTCGGCCAAAGCTGCGGCACCAGGCTGATGGAGTCGGCCTTGATGCCGTCTTGCAGGGCGGCCAGCGCGGTCTCGTACTCGCTCCAGGCTTGGGCGGTGCCCTCCTTGCCGACGGCCTTGGCAACAATGCCGGGCACGGCCAGCAGCATGAACTGCCAGCGCCCCCACTTGGCGATGAGCTCCTGGTTGAGGGCGTGGGCGGCGTTGATGCCCGCCTGGTCCCACTCCTGACCCAGTACCAGGACCCCTTCAAACGATTGGGTCTGCTGGGCGCTGCGCACGGCATCAAGCCAGGATTGGTCGGTGGGCAGCACATAGGCGCCGGCGGTCCAGTTCTGGCCGGCGTTATCGCGGGCGGCCAGCAGGTTGGCCTTGAGCTCGCTGTCTGCGCTGCCAAGCAGCTGGTCGAGGTCTGACTGGGCATTGAGGGAGAGCAGCTTGCCGGTGTTGCTGGCGGCGCTGCCGATGAACAGCAGGTGGCGTTCGACCTCCGTCACCGGCCCCTGCATCTGGTTCAAGTTGTTGATCTGCACATAAGGCCACATGGCGCGGGCTCCTTAAGTCTCGGGGTTAGCGGTGCACGGGGTGGGCGCTGCCCGCCACCGACAGGGTGATTTCATCGGCCACCCACACTTCAAAGGGGGCCACGGTCCAGGTCTTATCCAGCCAGCGGACTGCACCGTCCGGGTCTTCCACGATGCGCAGGGGCTCGGCGAACTTCACCTCCAGATCCAGGTCGGCGCTGTGCTCGTCATTGGGCACCACGTCATAGGTGGGATCGGGCAGTGCGAAGCGCTCGCGGAAAGGGTCGTTTTCCTGTATCCAGCTGGCGATCACCGCCAGCAGGGTCTCGGTGCGGCATTCGCGAAACGGCAGGCTTTCCAGGGAAAACACGGCGGTGTATTTGAGCCAGGCCAGATCCATCCCGGTGATCCCCATGTCCTTGGGTTCCAGGCTGATGGTGCCGCCCTCCATCCAGCTGTCGAGGGAACGGGCGCAGCGGGCCGGCAGCACGCGCTCAAGCTCGCGGTGTAGGGCTGACAGGAAATACCCCTGGGGGTGCAGGGCCTCGTTGGTCTCGCTCATATCATCGAGACCCTGACCCGGTGCTTGTTCTTGATGCTGCGCACCAGCTGCTGGCTTTCGGCCAGCAACTGCTCACGCAGGTCGGGGGCACGCTCGGCCAGGTCTTTGCGGGCGTCCCGCTCGGTGACCGTGGCGAACTCAGGGATTAGCATGGCTTTGGCCCGGGCAAACACGGCGGCCAGGTAGGTCTCGGTCAGCGCGTTGTTGCCGCCGGCGAGCCGGGGGCCTGGCACCTGACCGGCCTCGGTGTAGCCCTGGGCTCGCAAGGTGGCCTGGTGGCGGGTCAGTTGCAGGTTGATCTCGCTGATGGCCGCCAGCAGGGCCGCACTGATGGCGTCGCTGTCCATGTCAGCGGGCAGGGCGCGCCGGCGCTCGAAGTCGCCACACACCACGTCAGGCCAAAAGCCGTCATTGGTGATGCTCTGCTCGCTGTAGCGGATGCTTTTGCCTGAAATCATGTGCTGCCCTATCAATTGGGGCGCCCCTGAGGCCACGGGATTGAGCGCGGTGCGAGCGGTCAGCTGCAGGCTCATCCCCGCCGGGGCGCGGTGGCGTGGGAGTCGTTATTCCGGGTTGAGCGCGCGCAGGCGCATGGCGATCTTGTGGCGCAAGGTACCGACCCCGATCTTGCTGTGGGTCTTCTCGGCCAAGGCCAGCCAGTGGTCGGCCTGCTCCAGGGTGGCGTTGTCTGCCAACGCACTGGGGCGAGGTACCCCGTCCTTGTCACGCAGCAGCAGGCAACCGGCCAGCTTGTACCACTTGGCGGTGGCCTGTTCGTTGAGGCGCCAGTCACCCCGCACCTTGTCGAACACCCGGGAGAACCAGGGTTCGACGCCATGGCCCAGCGCCGCTTGTTCCTCGGCCCAGCCCAGCACGGTGTCGGCGGTGAAATGGGCCCAGTCGCGCTTGATGTTGCCCGGGGTGCGCTGGTTCTGCTCGATGGCCAGTAGCGCCCAGCTGATGGCGGTTTCCAGATCGCCGATATCAAACGCCCAGACGATCAGGCGTTGAAACAGCGCGTTCTGGTACACGGTGCCGAGCGCCGCCAGTTCCAGGTACTTGTCCACGTAGGGGCGATATTTGGGAAACAACTCATCCCGCTTCATCGCCACCTTGTCGCTCATCCTGGCCAGCGCCTTGAGCCGCGCCATGTCCTGTTCCAGGGCAATCAGCTGCAGGTGCAAGCTGTTGGCCACAAGTCCTGTGGCTTGCCCGGTGGTGGCGGCTTGCGCCGCCCCCAACTGGGCCAGGACCTGCTGCTTGTGACGCATGCCAGGTGAGAGGGCCATGGTTAGGCCTCCGGTTCGCTGTGCGCGTCAGCACCTGCAGGCGGGGCGGCAGGGCGCGCCCCGACCACCACGTCGGCCTCTTCGTAGCTGCCAAAGGCTTCATATTCGCCGATGGCATAGCCTTCCTGACGCCAGTACTGGTTTTCAAAGCCCTTGGTGTCGTCGTTGTCGGCGGCCTTGCGCTTGCGGGTGTTGCGCTGGGTGTAGATGTGCAGGTTGGCCAGGGTGGTGACCCACATCCCGTTTGCCGGGAAATAGGGCGGGATGTAGGCCGGGCGGCCGGCAATGGACTTGGCCAACTGCTGGGCGGCGATCTGCTCGGTGGGCTTGGTGGCCTCGCTGTAGAGCTTGGCCTGGGCCGCGGCCACCAGGTCGGTACCGACCAGCACCACCAGACGGGGATCGGTGCGATAGAGCGGGTTGATGGTGGCATTGATGAGGTCGGAGGCCATTTCATCCAGGGTCTTGAAGTCGCCGTGGCCGTCCGGGTCGAAATAGATCTTGTCGCCGGCGGCGGCTTTCACCACTTGGCTGCCCTTGTTCCACTCACGTGCCAGCTGCTGCCAGCCCTTGTTGACGTCTTCACCCAGCGGGTATTTGGCCGGATCGGAGTCATCGGCGATGTGGGTACCGTTAAAGCCCACCCGCAGCATGTCGAGGCCAAAGGTCTGGTTGGTGAAGTCGGACACCAGTTGCACGAACTGGCCCTCGTGGCCGGCGTTGGCCCAGGTGCACAGGGTGCTCCAGTCCAGGCGTACGCAAGAATCGGTTTCGGTCAGGCTGTACTTGTTGCCGTCGACCCCAATCTTGCGACGAAAACGCCCCTCAACCTTGCGGCCGGTGTGCAGGGCACTGGCGCCGACCTGCACCACCTGACCGGTCAGCTGATCCACGTCCAGGCAGGTGATGAGTTTCAGGAACTCGGTGGATTCGAGGATGGCGCTGCGCAGCACCGTTTCCATGGGGGCGCTGACGGAGAACTGCTTGGCCAGCGCGTTCTCGGGCACGTTGAAGGCTTTGGCCAGCAGCGCGTTGTAGTGGTTCAGGCACTTCTCAGCCTGCGGGGTTTTGGTTTGACTCACAGAGGGTTCCTCAGCAAACGGTCGGGTGGGTGTCGCTGCCGCCCAGGGCATCGGGGCGCTGGTCAGGTGCTTCTACCGAGAATTTTTCGATCTTGGCGTTGAGTCCGGTCAGCTGTTCGCCCAGGCCCTTGAGGGTCTGTTCGAAGGCAAAAAACTGCTCGCTGGTGACGGCGACCGGGGTGGGATCGGTGACGGTGGCCGGCTCGGTGACAGCCGGTTGCTTGTCTGCCGTCAGCGCGTCGACCTTGGCGCCAAAGGTTTCAATCTGGGTGCCCAGCGCGGTGAACATCCCCGCCAGCTTGTTCATCTGTTCTTCGTTCATGTCGGTACGGTCCTCGGGTTGGGGGCGGGTCGGTGACTCAGTGGGGAGCGCCGCGGTCGGGGCGCCGTGACCGCCCAGGAAGTTGAACACCTTGTGCAGGAGTGAGACGCGATCGGGGTGGTTGTGCTCGTCGGCCGGCAGCGAGACGCCGGACAAGTCCAGCGGCAGGCTGATCCCCACGGTCGGCGACGGGTGCTTGGCAGAAAACTTGAGCATGGTGGTGCCGGTGCTGGCGGGGATGTCCGTCACGCCGACTGCGAACAGGTAGGTTTTGCCCTGACCGGTGAAGTTATCCAGCGGCTCGATGGAGCAGAATTTGTATTGGCCACGCTGGTTCTGATAGATGAGGTCGCGGGTGGGGCAGAGGATGGCGAACAGGGTGTGTTTGCCGTCCACCTTGTCGGCCTTGAGGGCCTGTACGTAGCCCAGGTTCTCGCCCCATTTCTCATGGTCAGGCCAGAGCTGCGCACAGTAGAAGGTCGGATCGTAGGTGTCGGCCATGTCGGTGATCCACTTGGCCGAAATCTCGCGGCCATCCACGGACTGGCCCTCAGTGGCGATCGCCACCCAGCCGGTGCGCAGTGATGAGTCTGTCGGTGTTGGCACGGCGGCCTCCTGGTGTCGAATTGGCGTCAGGTTATCGGGGTCAGCGCAGGGGAGCACTCAGAGGCGTTCGGGCGATTTCGGATAGCGGGTGCGATCCGAATTCATCCGAATGAAGGCGGCGGGAGGGGCGGGATCGGCTCAGTATCATGAGCCCCAGCTTTATGACTGGGGAGCCTCATGGCCTATACAGAAGAGGTACGACAAACCGCCAAGCGGCTTTATCTGCGCCATTGGAGTGCACGGGAGATCAAGGAGGAACTCGGCCTTGGCAGCGTGCGGGTGGTGTACCTGTGGGCCGAGAAGTACGGCTGGACGGAGCTATTGAGCGACGAGGCGCTGGAAGATGCGATCACCCGTCGTTACCAGGCGCTGGCGGCCAAGCCGAAGAAGAACCACGCCGACCTGGCCGAGATGGACCGGCTTATCAGCCACCACGTCGCCCTCAAGGCGGAGGCCGTCAAGCTGGCCGAGCGCGAGCAGGCCCTCAAGGCCCGCCGGCAGGCCACCCCGCCAGACGAGGTTGGTGAGGTGGGCGAGCGTGAAGGGCGTCGCCAGCGCGGGGAGAGCAAGCCGAAGAAGGGCGGCAAGAAGACCAAGAACTGGGTCAATGACTTGGGCCCCGAAGACTTCGAAGGGTGGCTGGCTTCCCTGTTCCCGCACCAGCTGTATGTGCGGGAGGTCAAGAACGACCCGGCCATCCCGCGCACCCGCAACATCCTCAAGTCCCGCCAGATCGGCATGACCTACTATTTCGCCGGCGAAGCGCTGGAAGACGCCATCTTGACCGGCGGCAATCAGGTGTTCCTGTCCGCCACCCGGGCCCAGGCCGAGATCTTCCGCTCCTACATCATCAACATTGCCCGCAAGTTCCTGGGGGTGGAGCTCAGCGGCAACCCCATTGTGCTCTCCAACGGCGCGCAGCTGGTGTTCTGCTCAACCAGCGCCAACAGTGCCCAGGGCTACACCGGCAACTTTTACGCCGATGAATACTTCTGGATCAAGAACTTCAAGGCGGTCACCGACGTGGCCACCGGCATGGGCTCGCAATCCCACTGGCGCAAGACCTTTTTCTCCACCCCCTCCAGCAAGGCCCACGGCGGCTACAAGCTGTGGACCGGGGATGACTGGAAGGGCAAGGATCCGGCCCGCCAGGCTATCGAGTTTCCGACCGATGCCGAGCTGCGCGACGGGGGCCGGGTCTGCCCGGATCGGGTGTGGCGCTACATCCTCACCCTGGAAGAGGCGGTGGCCAAGGGGTTCACCCTCATCGACATCGAGGCACTGCGCGAAGAGACCGCCATCGAGGTATTCGATCACCTCTACATGTGCGCCTTTGTGGACGATGAAGCCTCGGTGTTCAAGTTCCAGCACATGGAGCGGGCCCAGACCAGTATCAGCAACTGGAGCGACTACACCCCGGGGCACCCCGAGCCATTTGGCAAGCGTGAGGTGTGGCTGGGCTATGACCCGAGCCGGACCCGCGATAACGCCACCCTGGTGGTGGTCGCCCCGCCGCTGTTCCCGGGCGAGAAATTCCGGGTGCTGGAGAAGCATTTCTGGCGCGGGATGAACTTTCGCTACCAGGCGGACGAGATAGAGAAGATCGCCAAGAAATTCCGGGTCACCTATTTGGGGATCGACGTCTCCGGGGTGGGCAGCGGGGTCTATGACCTGCTGCAGCCTGTGTTCAAGTCAACCATCACCCCCATTAACTACAACGTGGAGAGCAAGGCCCGGCTGGTACTCAAGATGGTGGATGTGGTCGAGTCAGACCGCATCGAGTGGGATCAGGAAGACATCGAGATCCCGTTGGCCTTCATGAGCATCAAGCGCAGCACCACCGGCGGCGGCCAGCTGACATTCAGGGCCTCGCGTAGCAGCGAGACCGGACACGCCGACGTGTTCTTTGCCATCGCCCACGCGGTGGACAACGAACCACTCGACACATCACGGCGCCGCAAATCCACCTGGGCCATCAGCAAACGAGGAAAACATGAGCCGCAAACAGCGCTTTCAGCAGCGGGCCGAGCGGCCCACCCCCAGTACAACCGGCAGCCGGCCCTCGGTCAGTTTTTCCATGGCCGAGCCCATCGACCCCACGGCCTGGATGACCGATTACACGGACGTGTTCTACAGTCCATGGGGCGAGTATTACATGCCGCCTATCGACCGGCAGGGGCTGGCCAAGGTCGCCCGCGCCAATGCGCACCATGGCGCCATCCTGATGGCGCGGCGCAACATGGTATCGGGCCGCTTTATCAGCAGCGAAGGCGTGCCCCGGGAGGTGATCACCGCCTTTGTGCATAACCTGCTGCAGTTCGGGGACGCGGCGCTGCTGAAATTGCGCAACGGGTTTGGCCAGGTGGTGGGGCTCTACCCCCTGTCGAGCCTTTACCTGCGCCGCTGCCAAGATGGCAATTTCCTGATGCTGCAGCACGACGGCAGTTACAAGCGCTACCTGGCGGCCGACATCATCTGGCTGGCCCAGTACGACCCGGTGCAGCAGGTGTATGGCCAGCCCGATTACCTGGGGGGCCTGCAGTCGGCCTTGCTCAACCAGGACGCTACCATGTTCAGGCGCAAATACTTCCTCAACGGGGCGCACATGGGGTTCATCTTCTACGCCACCGACCCGAACATGGACGATGACCAGGAAGCGGAAATGAAGGAGATGATCGCGAGCTCCAAGGGGGTCGGGAATTTTCGCTCGATGTTCGTCAACATCCCGGGCGGTAAGCCCGATGGCATCAAGCTGATCCCGGTGGGGGACATCGCGACCAAGGATGAATTTGCGGCCATCAAGGCGATCACCGCCCAGGATGTGCTGACGGCGCATCGCTTCCCGGCTGCCCTTGCCGGTATCATCCCGTCCAATGGTGGCGCGGGTCTTGGCAACCCGGAGCAGTACGACCGGACCTATGCCCGCAACGAAACGCTCCCGATGTGTGAGCTTATCCAGGATGCGATCAATGGCGCCAATCTGCCGCGCCGGCTGCAGGTGGATTTCAATCGGTCGCTGGAGGTCGGTGTTACTGTATAGAGATCCAGCCTAGGGTATAATCGAGCGGTTTTTTATCGACGGTATCAGGGGGGATTTATGCGGGTATTTTGTCGGGAATGTGGGGAACTGGGGCGCATCACCAAGACGCACCGCCTGAGCCGTGACACCGCCGATCTGTACTGCCAGTGCACGGACGCAGAATGCGGGCACAGCTGGGTGTCGCAGGTGTCATACAGCCACCCACTGAGCCCATCGGGCCGCACGACCAGCCAATTGGCGTTGAGTCTTATCAACTCGCTTAGCCAAGAGGGGCGGCAGGCCCTGCAGCGGGAACTCAACCTGGGACAATGAAAAAGGGGGGCAATGATGCGCCCCTTTTCCTGGGTAGGGCTCCATCGTTTCGTCACCTTAACCATTTATTCTATGGGTGTAATTGCCAGTGCCACGAGATATCTAAATCGCTCTCTTGTCCAATCTGATTACAGTTCGGATATTTGCTCAAGACTGTATTGAAGGTTGCCAAGGTCGGGGGGAAAAGTGGAGGCGGGGAGAATGCTGTGAAATGGTTATACCAATATGAAAAATCTTCAGTGGTGAAGGAATAGTGTCCCAATGCAGGTGCATCAAGTTTTTCTTGTGCAGTGCCTACCCATTGGTCTTGTCCATATGCTTCCACAAGGAGCAATATGTTTGTATCATCTAGCTTCATTGGAGTACCTTTTTCGATGGCGCGATCAATAGTGTAGACAATGATAGAGAACGCGACTGTGCTCTGCATAGCGGCAATATAGCGACCACTTTCTGTGTATTTCGATAGGGAGTTCTGAGACCCTTTAGTAGGGGGAAGGAGAATTGAGTGGGTTATGGACTCGTGGCGATCAATGCCACCCAGTTGTGTAAGAATGAAGCTCTCACACCTTGTAAGGCTTGGGAACTGGCAGCAAAAAAGCAATTTTCAAATGTTTCTGCTCAGATAAAAAGTAGCCCAAAAAGTGCATTTCTAGGGCTCTGTAGTGAAGGGTTGATCCGGGGTATTCACCAAGGCAGGTACTCACGTTCAGTCCGGAATCGTGATTATGCCGTTAAGGCTGTGCGGATCCTTCAGAATGAAGGTGATGTTCTGCCTAGTTCAACTACTCTTTGGAATAAGGTGATGGCAACTGCAGAAATAAAAGTCTTACCAAACAGTCAGATGGACGTTGTTTTAGCCCTCTGGGGGGCTGGGTTGATTACATCCAGATAGAGAACACTATCTGGATCGCTGTGCTTTACTGCTAGCTACAGAATTTTCAGAAAGTATGAACAGATAACTAGTCTTGTGTGCCCATATGGTCTATGCGAGGTTGGCAGTAGAAGGTTAATCATCTATGTTGACTGGTGTGTTAGTAGCATGATCTGTAATTACTTTTATGGGGTAGGTGGTCAAGGATGAAACTGAAGCTGGCTCCCACACATAGCATCATGAACCAGAATAGCCCGCATGTGAAAAGCCTTACGCGGAATTTATTGATCGCGCTACTTTTTATTGGGTTAGTTCCTTTAATATCAGTAGGTTTTTTAGCATATCAGCGCAGCAGCCAAAGTTTGAATGACAAGGCTGGGAGTTTTTTGGCAGCCCAAGCTAGAGAAGCAATAGATAAGATAGATCGTAACCTATTTGAGCGTTACAGTGATGTGCAAATGATGGCTCTTAATCCACAAGCACTAGGCCCCGCTGACAGTGTTAGTAAAATTGCAGATATTTACACTCAAGCTTATGGTTTTTACGACCTGATGGTCATAGCGGATCCTGAAGGAAATATTATCGCAACCAATACATCAACAGGGGATGGTCGCTCCATTGATAGTATGGGGTTGCGAAAAACTTCGGTGGCAGATACAGAATGGTTCCGGCAAGCAATGAGTGGTTACCTTAATCATGGTCAGAGTTATTATCGCGATGCTACCTATGACCCCTTACTAAAACTGGCGACAGGATCAAAGGAACAAACATTGCTATTTGTCGCTCCTATATATGCAGAGGATGGGAAGATCGTTCGCATATGGGCTAACTGGGTTTCGTTTGACAGGGTTGTCGGTGAAATAATGCGAAGTGTCAGACATCAATTACTGGATACTGGTAATGCCGGAATTGCTACACAGGTGTTATCACATGATGGTGTGATCCTATATCCGATGCCTGACGATGATTCTGCTCCGCAGAAACTACGGAAGGTTGGTTCGTTAGGCACCGTGGGTTTACATCAACATTCAGCTGGCTTTATTGCATTGAATGCTGAAGATTCGGCTGGAAAAGACCAGATAGTTGGCTATTCAAGTTCCAAAGGTATTCTTGGTTTTAAGGGATACTCTTGGAGTATTCTAATTCATCAAGACCTCGCTGCGGCATCAATGGCAGCTCATGATTTGCGTAATTATGTAGTGATTACGTCTCTCGTAGCATTCCCATTTATTTTTTGGTTGGCTTTTACTATCAGTGCTTCATTTAGAAAAATAACGGAAGGAAGGGAGCTGGCTCTGTTTAAAGAAGCTGAGCGTCAGGACTTTGAAGCTAGATTGCATCGAGCTTTAGATTCTACCGAGTCAGAAGAGGAGGCGTTTGCTGTGGTTAGCGAAGCGTTGGCTCTGGTGACTAAAGTGACTCCTGGAGAAGTTTTACTGGCTGATTCAAGTCAGATGCATTTTCGACAAGTTGCTGTTGCGGAACCCGCTGGCGCACCAGGATGCATGGCTCAAACTCCTCGCGATTGTCTTGCATTCAGGCGAGGAGCAACGTTGATATTCTCTGACTCAGAGTTGATCGATTCATGTCGCAAATTGAGAGGGCGAGCAAACGGTCCTTGCTCTGCGGTGTGTATACCAATGACGAGTATGGGGAAGCAGGCTGGCGTTTTACATGTAGCAGGAGCGCAGGGAAAACCATTTGATGCCGAAACTATTTCGCGGTTGCAGTCGATCTCTTCTCGAGCAAGTACAAGAATCGCGATGTTACGAGCGATGCAAGAAACACAGTTACAGGCAGAAACGGATGGGCTTACCGGATTGCTTAATCGACGAAGTCTTGAAAACCAAGCTCGGGCTTTATTATCCCGTATAGGGCCTGTATCAGTAGCATTCTGCGACCTTGACCATTTTAAACTCCTCAATGACAGCTTTGGCCATGAGGCTGGTGATCGCGCTTTGCGGGTATTTGCACGAGTATTGAGTGATGTCGTGCGCAATACGGATATTGTCGGACGCTATGGTGGAGAAGAATTCGTAGTAATTTTACCTGAAGCATCTGTGACTGTTGCTGTGGATGTCATGAATAGAGTTCGTGAACAGCTTGAATTGGCTTGCATGTCTGGTGCTATGCCTGCTGTTACAGCCAGTTTTGGGGTTGCTTATGGTGAAGGGCCAATAGAGTTTGATGAAATTGTTCATTCTGCGGATACTGCTCTACTGATAGCCAAGCAGACTGGTAGAAATCGTGTTGTTGTGGCTGGGACAATCACTGATACCAGTACCATCTCTGAATTATCCCAGACTAAACGCTTGGCAGAAACCAGTGAGGTATCGTGATTAGTCTCAAATGGGGTTTTATGTATGGGTTGTTGCGTTTGCTCAGCAGCGATTCAAACATTAATGCCTAAGTTGCCTAGCTTCGTTTGGAGAGCTTGAACATGTGCAGACCAGGATGAAGATTCAGTTTATCATAATGGGGGTGTTGGCAGGAATGAGCTTGATTACTTGAGATGGTTAGTGGAAAACTTCTCAATACATGAACGAATAGGTTACCCAATATCCAACCTGTAATTGCGCTGGCCATCAGGATCACTATTACGAGCACTACATCTTCGAGATTAAATTTCATTACGCACCCCATCCCGGAGCTCCAGTTCAGCCTTCGGCTGTCACCGTACTGCATCACGTCCGGCACTACTCAATACAATGCGCAGTATCTCATCAGAATTTAATATTGTTAGCAAATTGTAGCATTCGATCTAGGGTTTTAGCTGTGCCTTTTTCAAATCAGTCTGTCAGCGACAAATGCGACGGTGTCGCCGCCGTTTGGTGCTAGAGCATCGGCTGCTGCCATCAAGTGGGTGAGCAGCGCCTCGCGATGCTCTGGGCGAACGTTGGCCAAGCGTGTTCTGGTCGTCTCGGCAATGAGGTGGTGCACATCTGGTTTGCGTGCAGAGGAGCGCAGGCCATCAGCTGGCAGCCCGAAGAACTCTGCATTACTGATCGCCTCATGGCGGCGTTTGACTGGTGGCAGTGGCCACGTCCGCAGATCGACGGTATCGCGCAGCCGGTCAAGCTGGGTGTGGGCTGCCTCGGCGTCTCCATTCCCCAAGGCTTCCAGCAACGCCAGGGCATCATCGGCGCCGGCGGCCGTCATGCTGGCCAGCCAGGCCGCTGGATCTCCTGACTCGGCCAACAGGCCACGCACATTCTTGAGCTCCGCCTGGCGTTTTGCCTCCCGGCGTCTGGCTTCGGCTTCAATTTGATACGGTGATGGCTCGTTTGGTGATTCGAACGGGTGCCGTTCGGTCACTTTCAACTCACCATCCCGGATGCAAACTGATCTGTCCCCCGCTCTGACAATCACGCCGCGCCGGACCATGGCCACTTCTTCATCACCTAGCCCCAAATGGAATAGATTTATACCGCCCAACGGATCCTCCTTAGATCCTTCGAGATCGCCACGTACAGTTGTTGCCAGAGCTCCAAGGGGGAAACCCCCTTCGCTTCGCTCGGTACCCACTAACTCGCTTCGCTCGCCCACAGACCAAAACCCGCTGCCCTGGGCCTCGGTGGTACTCTGTGAACCACATTTACGCAGCACCCATTCCCCCACACGGGTCTGCTGGATGAGGCCGTCAGCGGCCCGCACGCCCACAAGCTTGGTTTGCGGTTCGCCGTACTGATTGGGTTCGGCAAAAGCGGTGCGGTGGATACTCAAGGGGCGTTCATCGCGCCGGCAGCAGGGGCCGCCCATGGCTTGGGTGAAGTTCTTCCAGTCCACCGCGTCGGCATAGCGCCGGCACTCTTCCATGATGGGGCTGGCCAGCGGGGCCACGACGATCCCCTTGGCCTCTTGCAGGCGGCCAGGTAGCCGGCGCAGCTCCCGCCAGATACCGACCGGCGGCCCTTTCAAGGGTTGGAACTGGCGCAGGCCCCAGAGCGAGGCCCAGGCCCGCACTCGGCGGGCGCCTTCGGTAGCCGCGGTCTCGGCTTCCAGGTCGCCTTCGTCGCCGACCCGGTACCCGTCGATGTTCTTGGCGATGTACTTGACGATGTAGCCGACGGCACCACCCTTCTCCTTGTCCATTACCTTCCAGTCAAAGCGGGGCGTGATGTCGCTATAGGGCTTTTTGCTGTCCGGGTGGCGTTTGCGTTCTAGGTCGCCTTTGTCATGACTCAGGGCATAGCGCTGCAGGATGCCGATCAGCCGGTGCTGGTGCTCGGGTTTGACCCAGATCAGCAGGTGCCAGTGGGGCGTGCCGTCGTGGTGGGGTTCGACCACCCGAAAGCCGAAATAGTCGATAGGGTCGGCCACTAGGAACTCCCCCCGCTTGACCAGGTTGCGATCGAGGGCAGCACGGCAGCGCTTCCACAGCTCGCTGATGTAGTGTTGCGAGTCGCGGGGGGATGAGCCGTCGTGCTTAGGGTTCTCCTCTGTGCTGTCTGGCCCGCCAGCCTGGGAGGCTCGTACCGTCTTCCAGGGGTGGAAGCGGCTCGGCGCCGTCCAGGTGAAGAACAGACCCACATAACCCATTTCGTCAGCCACATCAGAGAAACCGCGCGCCCGAACAATCAGCTCATGGCGGCGGTTCTCCGGGTTGGCGATGGAGGCTTTTACCGCATCCTCCAGACTGATGATGATGTCGTCCTGGGCGTTATAGGCTTCCATGTCTTTGAGCCAGGCGGCGGCCATACGCTGACGCTCGATAAAGGCCTGCAGGCCCTGACTGGACACGTAGGCGGATACCCCCTTACGCACTTTGCCGAGCAGGATGGCGCAATGTTCGTTGTATTGATCCCAGATCTTGCGCAGACGCCTACCCCACCACTTGGGATCGAGCCAGCGGATAAGGTGGTGGGTGATGAAGTCGTCACGGCTTGCAGCTGTTCTGAATCTGGGCAGGCGGGGCAGCATGCCCCAGGCGGCCAGCGGTTGGCGGCAGGCATACCACAAGCGCAGCGGCGGGACCTGCTCAGCGCCAAAGTCGGTGATGGCATTACACAACCGGGTGACCCGTTCGGCGTAGTTGACGGCCAGGCGCTCACGGCTCTCTTTGGTGCGCAGTGCTTCGAGCGGTTCGGGGATCTCGTTCTGTACCTGGCGCAGGGTGGTGATACGGCTTGATAGCCAGCGGTTGGCGTCGTAGCAGATCGCCACGCCTTTGAGCACGTCCGGGGCGCGACGGGCGCAGTAGCCCACGAACAACTCGGCGATCAGATCACCGGGCAGCTGCACCCCTGACCCGCCGTTTTCACGCGGGATCGGCCGCTCCAGCAGGTCAAGCGCCCAGTCCAGGGCATAGGCGCCAGGGATGCCGACAAAATAACTCTTGATGGCCTCGACCCGGGTATTGATATCGCCGCCGGCGAGCTCCCTGCGCCGAGCAGCGGGGAGGCGGGATGCGTCGAGTGGACAGAGCGAGACACGACGACAAGCCATGATGCGGCGCGCCATGGCTTTGGTGGATGCGGCCAGTTTCCAGGCAGCAGGTTGCCTGGGGGAGATGGGTTTGGCGTCGAACAGCTCGGCGTGGTAGTCCCGCATTAGAACGGCAGGGGTTCGTCACAGCGCAGGTGGGCAAGATACCGCTCCTGGTGGGCGACTGTGTCTAACGCTTCGATACGGGCGCGGCGCTCCTCTCTGCATTCGAACAGCAGGCGGCACAGGGCGTATTTGGGCTCTGGCAGGCGGGCCTCTCGTAAGGTGAGGAGCTGGCGTTGGTACTGACGAAGGGTTGCCAGCTTCACCTTGGCGATGGCGGACAGGGTGGCAATGTCGGCCTCTACTTCTGCTTGCAGTGCTGACAAGTCCGGGGTGTGCTCGGTCATCGGATCACCTCGCCCAGCCCGTGCAACGGAGCGCACTCTTTCCACCAGTCGCCAATTTCGGTAGCAAGTGGAGTTTCCCCCTGACCGAGTGCCAGCCAGTAGATGGAACGGATCGCCCCAAGGGCGAGCACCTCAGCTGCATCAGTCCCATAGGTGGCGTTAGCGGCGCCGATGTAGTCGGCTCGGTAGCTCTGCCAGTGGAGCCACAGCCCGCTTTTCGGCTGGGCCGGCTCACCGGTTTCGGTGTATTCATCATCGCAGCTGTCATCATCCAGCAGTGCATCTGGGCTGCTTGTGGCCACAAGCTGGATCTGAATGTGCCGCGGGCCAGACCATACGCTGCCCAGGCACACCCGATTGTCATCAGCCCGGGCGGCGAACATGTCGGCCAGCAGCCCCTCGATAAGCTTGGGGGCCTGGCTGGCTATCTTGATTGCGTCACTCATACCTACTTCCTCAACGCTTTCTTACGGTCAGTTTGTTGTACCGTTCGTGGGTCATCAGCTGATAACCGCTGGCCCCACAGGGCCGAAACAGGCGGTATCGGTAGCCCACCGCAATGACATCCCCACACCCGGATTGCAGTCGGCGAGGACGTTGACAGGCCAGCACCACCGCCGCTTTTGCCTGTATCTGGGCCGGTATCCGGCCAATGCTCTTGAATCCTTCCATGTGCATCGCTCCAGGGGCTGCCGAAGCAGCCCCTTGTGGGATTAGTTGGGATGGGCCGGGCGCACTTGCTCGGGGATGATCAGAGAGCCTTTCATCAGCCATACGGCGTAATCAGACAGGCCGGGGGTATTGATGATGCGCAGCAGCAGGCCGCCGCCAATCTCGCGATAGCCCAGCTCGTAGTTCTTGAGGGTGGTGGGTGGGATATCCAGCTGTGCTGCGAATTTGGGACGACTCATCCCCAGAAATTCGCGCAGCTGGCGCAGACGTTGGCGGGTACTGGCATTGAGGGCAGTCATAGACGGCATTTCGGTGGTGTGCATGGTCATGGTTAGGCTCCTTGATGGGCATTAAGGCGATTGATGTGACCAAACAGAGAAGCCCAGACCAGGGCGTTAGCGCGCTGGCTCAGGATCGTCAGGTCGTTTTCCGAGTAGCGGGCGGCATATGGGCCAGCAATACGGCTGTTCTGGATCTTGCGGTTGCGCAGCGCGCAGGGGATTGCTAGAGTTGCCATGTCGACTTCCCTTCCAAGAGTGGTTGATAGAGAGCCCCGTTAGGTGTTTGCGGCACCAGTGATCGGGGTTTTTTCTTGCCCGCAATTTGCGGTTTGTGGGTTGTTGACCAGTGTCATCAACAAGCCCTTGCTCTTCGCCAGCCGGTCGGCTGGTCCTGTTACCTCTGGTTTTGTTTCTGGTGGAGCTATCAAACCGGAGCGCCATTCTTCGATGGTGACTGCGCCATGAAACAGGTGCTGGTACCCAAGGCGGCGCATGGCCAGACAAAGGGCCTCGCGGTCGCGTTCCCCGAGTGGGAATTCAGGTCTTGCCAGCGAACTGGGTAACTCGGCTTCATTGCAGATGGCTCGACGTTGCGGCTGATTGAGCGCGCCCCAATACTTCGCAACCCTGCAATTGGCGTGGTAAAGCGCTTCACGCATTTCTGCCAGCGCCTTCTCGGCTGCACTTGCTCGTAAATTCATCTTTTCCTCCTTCTCACATCGCCAGTGCCGCAAGGGGCGACACAACCTGAAATCGCTGTTCGACGTCATTGATCAGCAGCGCCACTGAGCCCATGGCCGCTGCGGCGATGCTCATGAAAGAGCGGTGCTCGTTGCTGGTGATACGGCCGCGTTCCGTGAGCTCCAGGGTGCGCTGGCCGATGCTCGCTATTTGCGAGTTGAGCTGGATCACCTGGTGGGTCAGGGATGGCGCCCGCTCGGCATCGGGGATGGCGACAGCAGTCAGGCCACACTCAAACAGCAAGGCATCGAGTAGCGTTTCGTCTTTGGTCACTTGGTAAAGCGCGATCAAGTCGTCACCCGACAGCTTGTGTTTCTGCTGCTGATTGAACTTGTTGCGCAGCACATGGGCCGACATACCCATGCTGGCGGCCAACTTTTCTACGTTGCGATCCTTCACGAAACCGGCGCAGGCACTGCGGTAGTGGGGGTGTAGGTTTCTGGTGGTATTCGACACTCTGATTTCCCTCCAAAGGTCGTTATGGTTTTGTGGAAACCGAGCCACAAGAGAGAGGCATAAATGCATTTCATTCAGACGCTGAGGCCAAGCCATGCGAGCCAGCCATCCCGGATTTCCTTGGGGCGGCTTTCGAATGCCAATTTCAGTCCCGCATTCCAGGCCGGCAGGTATACGTAGTAGTCACCTTTGGCATTAGGGTTTCCTGGAACTTTCATTTCTACGCCGGGTAACTTGCCCACTTTGATCATCTCCACCACGGCTTTGCGGGTTTTTCCGATGGCATGGGCAAACGCATCGGCGGTTACTGCATCGGTATGAACCAATGAAGGAGTGAGGCCCACAGCAAACTTGGCGGGCACTTCGGTCTGGCTGTTCGGGGTTTTGGTTGCATCACTCATATCTGATACCCTCTCTGGTTACCCCCTGTTGGCTGTAGAGAGCTTTCAGGGGCTTTTACTGTGAAATTCCAAATGAGATTTCATGTTCCGTTCGGGATATTATGTTTCGAGGAGAAGTTGTGTCAATAGATACATCAGAGAAACTGAAGCTGATCAGAGAGTCAGAGAGGATGAACAGAAAGCAGTTCGCTGAGCTGACAGGCGTTCCGTACAGCACACTCACAGGCTACGAGACGTTAGGAAAGGAGATCGGGTTTACCGCTATCCAGAAGATATTTAGCCAACCTAGGTTCAGGAAGTACCACAGTTGGTTCATGTTTGATGAAGTTTCACCCGAAGCCGGCCAGATCGCGCCGGTTCTCGCACACGTTGGGCAAGACAGCAGCGCGTTACCGCCCTCAGACCAGAAGACTGGCTAACCCTACATAGGCAGTTCCTCGTCTATATAGAGGCGTGCAGCCTGAGCCAGCACGTATCAACAAGCAGTATCGGAGAGCTTCGCTATGTCGATTAAGAAGCTCGATGATGGTCAATATCAAGTGGACGTTAGACCGACGGGTCGCAAGGGAAAGCGGATCCGGCGGAGGTTTTCTAAGAAACACGAGGCAGTAGCCTTCGAACGGCATGTGTTGGCGACGCAGCATGACAAGCCCTGGCAGAGCAAGCCCACAGATGCCCGCACGTTGGCCGAGCTCATCGAAATTTGGTGGGCGCATAAAGGGCAGTATCAAAAGTGGGGGACCCACGCACGCCGTACCTTATTACGGGCAGATCGATACTTGGGTGAAGTGCGGGTCAACCAGCTTAATGCTCACGCTTTGACTTTGCTGCGTTCGCGTATGTTAGCAGCAGGCATAACCCCCAATAGCGTCAACCGCCTGGTGGTGGAACTGAGCGGTATGTTCAATTTCCTCATCGAGGGAGGGTTCTACCGTGGTGAGAACCCTGTTCGAGAAGTAAAGGCTTTGAAGGTTGCGCCGAGGGAGATGAGTTATCTTTCCCCATCTGAAGTTCAGCAATTGTTGGCTGGATTAAGTGGGGATGATAGAGGCGTTGCCGTGTTATGCCTGAGTACCGGCGCTCGGTGGAGTGAAGCTTCTTCCGTTCGGGCCGAGCATGTAGTCAACCGACGGGTGACGTTCGTGGCTACCAAGAACGGTAAAAATCGAACTGTTCCCATCAGTGCAGAGGTTGAAGCTGAATGGGTGGCAAACAAGCGTGGGGTGTTGTTCCCCAGGGCGAACTACCTACGGGTGCGGGAGATGTTGAAGGTAGTGAAGCCCGATTTACCCAAAGGGCAAGCAGTGCATGCACTACGCCACACCTTCGCTACACACTTTATGGCGAATGGGGGGAACATTTTGGTGCTGCAACGAATCTTGGGTCATGCCTCTATCCAACAGACAATGACCTATGCTCATTTCGCGCCTGATTTTTTACAGGATGCTGTGCAGTTCAACCCGCTCAGGGGTGGGGCTGGTTAGGTGTGGAGTGTCCACATCATTGACCACACCTTAGCGTTTATGGGTGGGAATGAAAGCTTATCAGAGCCTCTAGCCAAGCTGAGGGCCTTACGCTGTAAGTCAGGTATATCAAGGCTTAGCGCCGTATTACCTTAGTTTTAACGGGTTTGTGACTCTGATGACGAAATGAATAAAAAGGCGCTTTGAGCGCCTTTTTTGTTGCCTTTTCAGTCAGTGCAAGATATCGCCACCCGCTTGGCGCTTTTCTGCTAGAATATGCCCCCTGTGTGAGTCCCGGATTGACTCACGGTCCGGCCCCCCGGACCCAGTTTGCCGTCTTGTGCTAAGGCGGCTGTTGCAATAGGTTAATCATGAGTTTTGCCGATAGTTTATTTTTCCTGATGCTGCTGGTCGCCGGCAGCGTGTTCTTCTCTCTCTCCGAGATCTCCCTCGCCGCCTCCCGCAAGATCAAGTTGCAGGTGATGGCCGATGAGGGCAACCGCCATGCCGAAAAGGTACTGGCACTGCAGGCCCAGCCGGGCAACTTCTTTACCGTGGTGCAGATCGGGCTCAACACCGTCGCCATCCTGGGCGGTATCCTGGGCGAGTCTGCCCTGAACCCGGCCATCAAGGAGTTCATCTCCGAGTTCTATCAGGGGCCCTGGCTGGGCGAGATCAGCTCGGCAGCCTCCTTCGTGTTCGTCACCGGCATGTTCATCCTGATCGCCGATCTGATGCCCAAGCGCCTCGCCATGACCATGCCGGAGCGGATCGCCGTGGTGGTGGTGCGCCCCATGCTGCTGTGCGTCACCCTGCTGATGCCGCTGGTATGGCTGTTCAACGGCATGGCCAACGGCCTGTTCCGCCTGCTGCGCATCTCCATGGTGCGCAACGACGAGATCACCTCCGACGATATCTATGCAGTGATGGATGCGGGTGCCGAAGCGGGCGTCATCCAGCGCGAGGAGCACCAGCTCATCGAGAACGTGTTCGAGCTGCAGTCCCTCGGCGTCACCTCCGCCATGACCGCGCGCGAGAGCCTCATCTACTTCACCCTGCAAGAGGGCGAGGAGAGCATCAAGGCCAAGATTGCCGAACATCCCCACAACAAGTTCCTGGTGTGTGACCACAACCTCGACAGCATCAAGGGCTTCGTCGACTCCAAGGAGCTGCTGATCCGGGTCATCAGCGGCCAGAGCATCGACCTCAACAGCGGCTCGTTGGTGCAGAATGTCATCATCATCCCCGACACCCTCAACCTCTACGAGGCGATGGAGTACTTCAAGAACCACAGGGGCGATTTTGCCGTGGTGATGAACGAGTACGCCCTGGTGGTGGGGATCGTCACCATGAACGATCTGATGAGCACCGTGATGGGCGAGTGGGCCACCCACGTGGTGGAAGAGCAGATCGTGCAGCGGGACGAGAACTCCTGGCTGGTGGACGGGGTGACCCCCATCTCCGACGTGATGCGCGCCTTCGACATCGAGGAGTTCCCGGAAAACCAGAATTATGAAACCATCGCCGGCTTCATCATGTACATGCTGCGCAAGATCCCCAAGCGAACCGACTCGGTCAAATACGCTGGTTACAAGTTCGAAGTGGTGGACATCGACAGCTACAAGATTGACCAGCTGCTGGTCACCCGGGTCGAGCCCACGCCGGCCGAGAAACCCGCTCAGGAATCGTAA